ACTGCGGCGTGTACAGCGGTCGCAGAGGCTACCGGCGGGGTTACCGTGAGTGTACGCTGAGTGGCCATGCTTAGTCGTCTACGCGGACGTACTTGATATAGCAGGTGCCCGTGTACCCGGCCGTGGTGTCCGAGCCGAAAGCACAGATGTACGAATCGGCAGGGACAATCGGCAGAGAGTCGGCGGGGTCGCCGCTGGCGAAACCAGTGACCGCCGTACCGGCCGATGCGGCCTGCGCGGCAGCCGCAAAGAGCTGCGTCAGGTCATGCGCCCCGGCAACGGTGGTAGCGTGCCCCACGGTGAGGTTGGCCACGCCGGTGGAGTTCGAGATACCGTAGACGACGCACTTGAGAACGATGATGCTACAGCCCTCTGGATTCTGGATGTAGCCCACCGTGCCAGCCGCGTCGGCCGAGTGCGCAACCTGCCCCGTGAGGGGGAAGGACAACCATCCCTTACTGTATGTGTGAGTGGCGAGTGCCATTGTCAGACCTCAGTCGACGCGGACGTACTCGACGTACACGATGCCCGCGAGCCCGCTGGAGTCAGCCGAGCAGAACGCGGCGATGACAGAATCAGCGGCGATAACAGGCAGAGAATCCGCCGGGTCGCCATAGTCCTCGCCGACGATCGCGGTCCCGGCTGCGGCGGCCATGGCGGCGGCGTCAAAGAGGGTATGCGTATCGTGGGCGCCAGCGATGGTGGTCGCGGTGCCGACCGTGAGGTTGCAAGCCCCGGTAGAACTCGCCGAGATGTAGGCGATGCAGTTGGTCACGATGATCGCGCAGTCTTCGGGGTTCACGACATAGCCGACCGAACCTGCGGCAGTAGCCGCGTGGCTCGTCTGGCCGGTGATCGCAAACGACAACCCACCCCGCGTACTCGTGTGGGAAACAAGAGCCATGTTTTAGTCCTTTCATGCGGGGCCGGCCGAATCGCCGGCCCCGCTCAATTGCTGCGAGTCTTAGGACTCGTTGATAGCCGCCATGAGCAGGCCGCTAGCGGTGCCAGAAGTCTCAGCCTTGAGCACGCGGGTGAGGGGATCGGACACGGCCGTGCAACCGGCGAACGAGTTGTTCTGGCCCTTGAGGTAGATGCGATGGTCAGTCGCTGCGGCGTTGTCGTCGATGGCAACCACGAGGGTAGCCGCCCCGATATTGGCGAAGAGGCAGTTCTCGAAGAACATCGTGAAGACTTCGTTGTCGATATCGATATCCGTGTACACGAGGGTATGCGCAGTACCGCCGCCGGTCGCCCAGCTCAGGAACTCGCAGTCAATGAAGTGGTTCCGCTGGTTGTCGCCCGCACCCTTGTGAGCCCAGACGTTGTAGGTGGCCGCCGAACGCACAACAGTATGCTGCCCGAAGGTGCAACGCCGGAAGGCATTCTCGCCGCCAGAGATTTTCAGCGAGTAGCTTGCGGCCGTGGTGCTGAACGGGACCATGAAAAACACGTTCTCAAAGAGACAACGCTGGCCGGTGTGAGACACAACGCCGGTCGCGCCGGTCGCGTACTCATTGCCGAACTGCATATTCTTGACAATGCAGCCGTTGCCGGAGAAAGCGACAACCGGGCTCAGGGCCGTAGCGGCAAGCCCCACGACGCGGCAACGCTGCCCCATGCCAGGCAGGTCGCAGCCGACGCCGATGAGATGCGTGTAGCTTTTGTCCCAGACGATCTGCGCCGAGGGGTTGTCGGCAGTCGCACGCGCGACGAAGAGCACCGTGTCGTGCATGTTCGTCGTGCAACGATCCTCGGCCTCCAGAAGCGTCAACAGCGGCTGGTCGAACGACGTGCCGGCGTTGGCATCGTCGCCGTTCTCGGTATCGACGATAAACACCTTGGAGTTCTTGGCGCGCGGAACCCCGCAAAGCGCCACGAACTCCTTGAGATTCTTAGGGTAGAGACTCATGTGACTCCCTTGTCCGTCCTACGTTATCGGTCGGGACGAGTTGGATTAGACAGTCAGGACGCCGAACGGGCTCCGGGAAGCCTTGGTCTTCTGCGTCTGATTGACCGGGTTCGGGAGGGCGAAGCCGAGGCGCATGATGAAGCGCAGAGCAACGCAGTCCTGCTGCGAAAGGTTCACGACGATGTTACCGGCGGCGTCGTTCACAACGCCCTCGGTCAGAACCTTCATCTCAAGTTCCTTGCGCATTGCCCAAACGGCATTGCTGAAGTCGCCGACGATGAGGTGGCTAGTGGCAGTCGGGAACCCGCCATGCTTCGGGAACACGCACGGCACGCCATTCAGCTCATAAGCCATGCCGCGAGCGGGGTCACGGTTGAAGATCGGGAGGCCGTCAGCGTCGCGGCAGCCGCGCAGCTGAGACTTCATGGCGATGGCACCGCAGGCGGCGCTCACGTCATAACCATCGGCCTCGACCTTGCCCCAAACGCCAGTGGTGACACCGGCGGTAATGCCGAGCAGGTCATCATAGATGTCCGCGCCGGTACCGAGAGCGACAGAGTTGCCAGCGTTGACAGCGTGGGTATAGACGCCACCCGTGGGCCACGTCGACGGACAACCAAGCCCGCCGTAGAGAACGGCCGCGTCAAACATCTTCGCCATGTCGGCCGAAACCTGCTCTTTGGCCTTCTGGAAGATGTCGATATCCGTGTCGTCAATGGTGTCCTGATCGAGCACGACGAAGGACGCCATCTTGCCGACGTACATGATTACGTCTTCCCACCCGGTCGTGGTGGTTTCGATAAGACTGGTATGAGCCTCGCCACTCGGAGCGTCGACCCAGCCGGAAAGCGCCAGTTCGCTGGACACCTTGAGGGTGGCCTGAGCCTTCGAGAGGTTGCGCAGGCGCCGACAATGCGTCATGGCAAACGAATTGTCGAGAGTGGCCTGGATGATCTCCATCCGCTGCTCGCCGGGCATGAGTGCCAGGGCATCGGCGGTGGAAATGAGCGTATTGTATCCCATTGTATAGCTCCTGTGTTACGACGGCCGGAGCACGTCGCGTAGGTTGGTGTTGAAGTCTGCGTTGACCGCCGCCTGCTGGCGCGTTCCTGTGCCTGCGTGGACCTGAGCGGTCTGCGTGGGGACGGCGAAAAGTTCCGGTATCTCAGCCTTCATGGCGGCGATATCGGGGTCTCCGCGCTTGGTGAAGTAATCGGCGTTGCGGCAGAGAAGCCACGCACGCGCCAATTTGTCAGCCGGTACACCGGCAGTTGCCGCCTCACGGTAGAACATCGATTCCTTGCGCGCCGTATCGAGTTCGGCGTCCTTCTCAGTCGCCAGCTTCTCAAGCTTCGCGGCGGTGTCCGCGTCGGCCGTCTTGGCCAGTTCGCGGAGGTTCTTGGTCGCAGCCGAGGCCGCGTCGCGCTCTTTGTCAAGCGCGCTCTTGAGTCCCTTGACCTGTCCCTCGTGCCAGTCGGTACGCAGCTTGTCCACGAGCGAGCGCGTATCCTCGTCCAGTGTGGCGAGATAGGCGTCGAGGTCAGCCGGGGGCGTCGCGCCTGCGGCCGTCTGCGTGGCTACGGCTTCGGTGGTCTCTGTGGTGGTCTCTTCAGTCATCTCGACTCCTGAGTTATGCCGCTGCCATCTGGGCAACGGCGAGGTCACGTACCGGGACGGGCTGGATTGAGCCGCCCCACACGGGATCGTGCGTGTGCTTCCCTAGCTCATTCCAATTCACTTGGCCTGAGCGGTAGAGGTCATAACGGCCCGGACCCATCATGGCGCGTTGGGTCGCCTCGCCCTGGCGGTCAAACCACTGTTGACTTGGTTCGGCCATCGGGTTCTCGACGCCGGGCACAATCGGGATGCTGGAACAACGGCCGTTCACATGGTCGTCAACGCTTGCCTCTGTCGTGCTAATTTCGCCGTCCATTGACAGGCAGGCGATACAGGTAGCCGGATCGCGCGCGGCAATGCGCTGGTAATACTGCACGCCTGCCTCGCGGTAGCCCGCCAGCGTGGTGTCACGATAGACGCGCATCTGCTCTGTGCGGGCGATTGCCATCGCGCGATTGAGTGCCATGCCGGTCGCCTTGCGAATCTCGCGCGCCGTGATGCGCGGGTTCTGCGCCGTGGCGACTGCCTGCACCAGCTTCTGCGTCACGGTGGCGCGCACGAAGTCGCCGCTTGCGGCCAAGAGGTTGGCCAACGGTGAACCATCGGACGCGAAGCCGACCATTGACAGGATGCGCTCGCGCTCGCCAGCGGACAGCGGCACGGATATGCCGGGCTTCACTGTTTCAAGCGTGGCGGCGGCGTGGTCCTCGCCGAGGCCGAAGAATGCGAGTTGTTCCTCGCGGATGTTCTCGGCGGCCCAACGATTGTAGTCGTCAAGCGCCGTGAGCATCTTCAACTGGAAACGCTGATACGATTCGAGCCGGTTGATTGCCCAATAGGTCGCGCGACCTTCGGCTTGCAGGGCGGCGACGTTGGCGGCGAGGGCGGCTATCTGGTCTTCGAGTGAGAGTTCAACCTGTAGGTAGCGGTCGGCGAGTTCCGCCATTTGCTTGGCCTCTTTGGCCAGCACGGCGGCCTTGAATCCCCGGACTACGCGGACAACATCCGACTCATGGACTGCCATCACTCACCCGCCGGCACGGCATTGGGCATTCCGGGAACCTGCCCGGCATTGAATCTCATCATGGCGGCGTCACGAGCGACAGAGGCGGCGTCAGTCTGGCGTGCGGACCTGGCGTCTTCCACCTTGCCCATCTCGGCGATTTCCTCGTCCGTCCAGCCCTCGCGCTCAAGCTGCGTCTCGATCGGAATGCCAGCCTCGGCGTTCGTCTTGCGAATCTGCGCCTCAGTCCATGGCTGTACAGTACGCACGTCTTCCCACATGGGTTCAATGTCATTCGGCACGACAGACGAGCCGGAAAGTTCGAGGATGAACGCGGCTGCCTGCTTCCAGGTGACGCCGAGACGCTCTGTGTACTTGCCTGCCTTGCGGGCCAGCGGAGCTTCCATGGCAATCAAGGCCTCACCGCTCACATCGCCCTGTTGCAGAAGATAGTGTTTCGGCGTGCGCGTAATGATGGCAATCTTCGCGGCGATGTGATCGATGGCCGAAAGGAAGTTCTGCAACTCCGTCGCGGCAAACTGGCCCATCTCAGGTTTCACGCCCGACTCGACGTCAAAAGGCACCTTCATGATGGAGTTTGGCGCACCCTTGAGATTCGAGGTGTTCGTGCCAGCGGCCATGATGAGGTAGCGTTGCGGATAGGCGCCATACTCGGCCGAAACCATCATGTCGGCAAAGAGCTTGTTCAAGGCGTTCTGGAGCGGAATGACGTTCTGCAACTCCCCGTGCGGCGAGCAGCGGTCACGCTGGAAGTGGAACAGGGGGATGCGCCCGTACTCGTTCGGCTCCTCGCCGTCAGTGAACTCGGGGTCCAGCATGAAGGCGCCGTACTCAGACACATCGGCGCGCGGCTTGGTTGCCACGTAGTGAACGAGGCGGTCAGGGTAGTACAGAGCGAGGTGCGCGTGGCCGTCGCGGTCAAACCACTTGGCGGCGACTTCCATTTCGCGCGGATCGTCCTCGTGGTAGAAGGCGGCGCACAGGTGGGGCGAGTTGGCGAAGGCGCGAACCTTGCCGTCGTCGTCTTTCTCCACCATGAGGAAACCCTCGGAGCAGACGGCCACGTCACGCGTGATGTCGTCTGAGTCGAGGGAAAGGTCAAGCGAGTCCCACAAATCCTCTATGGTGTTGGACGCGGCCTCGTCGTCAAGCTTGAACCCATTCAGGCTGACGCGCTCCAGCAGGGCGTCGATCACAACGGCGCACCAATTCTCTACCCAGCGCGAGTTGAATTCGCGAAACTCGTGACTCAGGCGTTCCGTAGCATACTGAAGTCTTTGCACACCTTCATAGTAGGCATACAAAGACTTATACCGGGATTGCTTGGACTTGAGCGCTTCGAAGGCTCGCTCAAGGTCGCTAGGTGTGGCCACGCATGAGACAA